CCGGCCCCGTGGAAATCAACGGAAAGAAAATTGATTTACGGATTATCTTCCGCAGTTCCGGCGGAGGAAAGAAGCCGGACGACAAGACCGGATGGACCGGTATAACCTTCGAGGTCGCTACCGCCGGACTGTTCGGGAACGTGGCGGAGGTGGAGCGCACCGATATGTGGGCCGTCCTCATTTACCTGTATAAATGCAAGTTTGAATATCTCAACGAGAAACGTAACATCCCAAATAAATAAATCATCATGCAACTTTCAACCGCAATCAAGAAAAAAATTAAGGCGTGGGAAGGCTGTCGGCTTACAGCCTACCGTTGCCCTGCCGGAGTTCTCACAATCGGCTACGGCCACACCGGGAAAGATGTCACCCCCGGCAAGAAAATCACACAAGCGGAGGCTGACGCGCTTTTCGATACCGATATTACCAAGTTCGCCGCTACAGTCGCGCCGATCTTTGCTGGGGTGCAGCTCAATGGCGACCAGTTCGACGCGCTTGTTTCGCTGTCTTACAATATCGGTTCGCTCACCGTCAAGGCCCCGACACTCGTCCGCAAGGTTAAGTCCGACCCCAATGATCCCACTATCCGCGCCGAGTTCATGAAACACGTTAACGCAAGGGTTAACGGTGTTCTGAAGCCCCTCCCCGGACTGATGAAACGCCGAGCAGCCGAAGCCGACCACTATTTCGGGAAGATATGATAAATCTCTTACACTACCGCGAATATTGGGAAGGAGTAGGCCGCCGTGTCAATTCAATAACCGAGGTTCTGCCCGTCACCATAGACGAGCAGATGGGTAAGAAAATTCAGTCGTTACCGGCGAACTCTGTAAATCTTTTCGTTTTTCCTCCTTTGGCTGAATCCGGCGCGAAGAATGTCGATAATTTCAAGGAGGTTAACAAATGCGTGGTTTTCGTTATGGCGAAATACGACCCACAACGCCGCAACTCTTTCGACGTGCTGGAGCAGACACAGCCGATTATCGACGAGGTAAAAAGTATATTACTCAAAGACCAGAGAGCCGGATGCCCGGTTATGCGTGTCGAGGTCGACAGTATCGACACCGCTCCGGAAACGGAACTTTACGGACGCTTTGCCGGTTGGTCGATAGCCTTCAACGTAACATCTTACTGATATGGACGACCCCGACAAGATAGCAAAGTATTTCACCGAATACGTTAACCTAGGATTCCGCCGGATATTCGAGGAACAGCGACGTATCGCCGCCGCCAAGATATACGGGAAACAAGCCTACCGCACCGACGGAACACCCCGGAGCCGTTCGGGGCGGCTGCAACAGGCGTTAGCCTCGCCGACCTTCTCGATAACCGGCTCCGGCTCCGGCATATCGGCAAAAGCGCAGTACCCGACATATCTCCGATTCCTCGACATGAAGCGGCTCGGTAATTACCGAATCTATAACCGCCCGGTCTGGGGTATTCTCTACAAAGAAACATTCAACGACATACGGTTTGAGTTCTCGGCGTGGTTGCGCAAGAATTTGGCCGATTCTATCCGCGAGAGTTATCAACAGTCATAACAAGTTATCAACAATGAAGAAAGTAAAAATTATTGTGGGCGCAATCCTTCGGGGTGCGCTCCTCGTTGCCCCCGGTGTCGCTTTCGGCTGGTGGGCATGGAACAAAGCAATGGCGTTAATCGCTATCCTCGCAGCCGTCGGTGTCGAAACCCTGTTCCTGTTCGTGTTCTCGTTCATCACCGTGGCGGTCCAGGCCCGCCGCGACCTCCGACGTAAGAAGGCGGAGGAAGCAGAGGCGGACGAGGGAAACGGCACCGCTGCACAGTAAACCAATTTTCACTAACTTAATTTTTTGCATTATGTCAGTATGTAAAGACCGTAAGGGGCAGGATAAACTCCTGCACATTTTCGTGGTGTTCTGTATCGCCGTACTCTTCGGCGCACTCATCGCCCACATTCCGCCCCACAACGAGTGGACGACCGCGATAGTTGCGTTTATCGTGGCCCTTCTTGTGGGTATAGGTAAGGAAATCCGCGACAGCCGAGAGAATGGAAACCACTTTTGTGTCTGGGACATCGTGGCCGACATCATCGGCGCGGTTCTCGGTAGTGGTGTGGCATGGCTTGCGGCTCATTTCATCACGCGCTCCCTCTAAAGGGTGAACCCTTCCAACTCGTTGCGCACCTCGCCCGAAATCGTGGCGGGGTGTTTTATGTTTTATAACATATACTTTTTTATTTGAATATATCGCCTAAATCAAATAATTTGTTTAACTTTGTGGAAACTAAAATAATATACAGTTATGGGCGGTATAGGCAGCGGCGGAGCGCGAGAAGGCGCAGGGCGTAAAACAGTGGACGGAGAGCCGAGGACTAAAATCTCGGTCACTTTGCCCACATGGTTGTTAAACCTCATACGCGACGAGGCTGCCCGCCGAAAGGTTTCGACCTCTCAACTCATTACCGAATTTTTAACGAAAGGGCTTGAACGATGAAACGGACACTGAAATATATATTACTTGCTATCGTGGTAGTCGCATGGTATGGAGTATTCTATCGTATCGACCCCACAACTCCAATACAGGCGTTTTTTGCGGCACTGTTTTTAAGTGCTGTAAGTGTAATGATATATTTGGCTATTGCTGAAATAGTCAGGCGCTATAAATCCGGTGAGCAGATATGGACGTGGCAGGAAGAAAAGCCGCGAAAACTACCGTTATGGTATAGGATATTATCGAAGATTTTCCGTTAATTAGGTGTCCTTCATAGACTAACCCGAAGGGGGTAATTTTGCCGCAAACAAGATTACCCCCTTTGTCATGGCGAAATTAAATAACGATAAAATCGCGGTCGAACTCGACCTTAAAGCACAGAAGGCACAAGAGGAGATTCGCCGACTTACCAAGGCAACCGATGAACTCCGAAAACAGAATCAAGCCTACCGGAAGGAGAAGGCGGCCCTTGAACGTGTAGAGGGCGACCATACAGCCGAATATGCACGATTAAACGCGGCTATCGAGGCTAATAAACGTGAGATAGAAGCCAATAACCGTGCAATGGAGAAAGCACGGAAAGAAATCGACATTTCCAGAATGTCGGCTGCTGACCTTGGGAAAGAATTAAAGCGACTGAAGGGCGAACTGAATAAGACTTCAAAAGCCCTATATCCGGAAAGATATAGAGAGCTGGAGAATGAAATCCGCAGAGTTGAAAAGGCACACGCCGAAGCAACCCGTTCGACACGCGGTTTTCTGGCCTCGCTCCTGTCGCTCGATAAGATTGCCACCTCGATAAAGGGCTTTTTCATGGGCCTGGGCATGGTGATAATGACGCAAGTTATAGGAGCGTTCAAGCAACTGACAAACATTATTCAGGATTTTGAGCGGGCTAACTCAAAACTTGCCTCCGTACTGGGTACGACTATCGACGGAGTTTCACGCCTGACCGACCAAGCGAAATATTTAGGGCGCACCACAACCGCCACAGCCTCGCAAGTTACCGGCCTTCAGACCGAACTCGCAAAACTCGGATTCACGCAGGACGTTATCGAGAAACTTACCCCCTCGGTTCTGAAATTCGCGAAGGCAGTCGATACCGACCTATCGAGCGCGGCAGCGTTCGCCGGTGCCGCCATGCGTATGTTTAACAAGGACGCAGACCAAGCCGAAGCGGTGATGGCCTCTTTTGCCGTTGCCACAACTAAAAGCGCACTTGATTTTCACAAGCTGGAGGCCTCGCTGTCAACTGTTGGCCCGGTAGCCAATGCGTTCGGGTTCTCCCTCGAAGAAACGACCGCACTCCTCGGCCAACTCTCAAACGCCGGATTCGACGCAAGCAGCGCCGCCACCGCAACCCGTAATATCCTCCTGAATCTGGCAGACGCTAACGGCGACCTCGCGAAAGCCCTCGGTGGCCCAGTGACTAACCTCGACGAACTGGTTAACGGGCTGAATAAACTTAACGCGGAAGGTGTGGACCTCGCGAAAGCCCTCGAACTGACCGACAAGCGAAGCGTGGCCGCGTTCTCGACTTTCCTTAACGGTTCTGATTCAATTCTCGCGCTCCGTGATTCGATAACCGATTGTACCGATGATTTTCAACAAATGGCCGCGACAATGGCCGACAACGCGGCCGGTTCGTTTGCCGGATTCCAGTCAGCAGTGGAGGGCTTAATTTTGAAATTCTTTGATTTCCGCGAAGCCCTGAAAACTCTCTACGAGTGGGGTACAGATATTATAAATTGGATTGGCGAAATTGTGGACGCTTTCAGCCCTATGGGTACAATGATAGGATGGGCCGCGACAACAGTAGGTGCGCTTGTGTCCGCTTTGGGTACTCTCGTGGGCTGGATTACAAAATTATTCACACAGACCGCCGCCGGAAGAATGATATTAAACGGCGTTGTTGCCGCTCTTGTGGCTTATAAGGTTGCCACACTATTAGCCTCTAATGCTACCAAAACATTTATAAGCAATATCGCTAACGCAATAAAAGCCATAATCGCCAAGACGGCGGCGGTTTACAGTGCCGCCAAGGCAGATGGAGCGGCAGCCGTCGCAACACGTCTATGGAACGCCGCACTAATGGCAAACCCGATAATTCTTATCATTAGTTTGTTGGCTATGGCCGTGGCCGCGATTATGGGGTATAATTCTGCAATGGACGACGCTACCGAAAAAACGGACGCATGGACCGAAGCCTCCAAGGAAGCGGCGAAACAGTACGGAGAGCAGAAAGGCAAAATTCAAGCCTTGATAATGGTCGCCGAGAATGAAAATTTGTCGCTCGAACGTCGTAAAAAGGCCGTTGCAGAACTGAACCGTATTATTCCGAACTATAACGCACAAATAGACGCTACCACCGGCAAATATAAAGCGTCTAAACAAGCCCTCGACGCTTATCTTATTTCACTGGAGAAGGAGATGCGTTATAAAGCCAATGAATCAAAAATGCGCGAACTGGTGGCAGCCGCCGAAGAAGCCCGCGACGCTTACGATGAAGCAGAAATCGCCGCAGCAAAAGCCGGGCGCACCACGCGCAACTGGCTCGGTTTTGTATATCCTTCCGACGCTCAAAAAAATGCAAACAGTAAAAAAAGCCTATGGAAGAAGGCCGAAGATGATTTACAAGCATTTCAAGGCCGTATGAAAAAGGCTATCGAGGACGGAACGATTACGCCACCGGAGATAACCGAAGAGATAGAAACCGTAAATACCGGCCTCGACAATACTAACAAAACAGCTTCCGAAACCGTCACCCGACTGAAGGAAATTAACACCGAGTTAAAACGCCTCCGTAAAATGGACCCGGAGAGTGACGAAGAACTCGACCGTATTCAAAAGCGTATAAAGCTCCTTCAGGAAGAAAAAAAGGAACTGCTCGGAAAAGCCAAGGCCAAACGTACCCCCGGCACATATAAGGAGGATTCTCTCGACCAAGTAACCGCGCCGGTTGACGACGCACACCAACGCCGATTACTGGAGATAAATAAACAGGACTTAACCGAAACGGAGCGCACGATCGCGAAGAATCAAGAATTGATAAGATACTGTTTTGAACTTAATAACGCACTCGAAACACTCCGCGCCAACACTGACAGCACCCACACTAAAACCCTCGACGCTATCACCGCCGAGCAGAATAAACTCGCCGCGCAATCACTCACAGCCCAAAAGGCTATAAATACGGCAATGGTGAAACAGGATTCAGAGGACTACAAGCAAAGGAAAACAGCCGCCGAAGCGTTTTATAAACAGCAATCCGATTTAATTCGCGCCTCTGTTATCAACGACGCTGATTTACAGGAAGCCGCGAACGTGTACCTTCTTGACCTCGACCGCCAGAACCACGCCGACCAACTTAAAGAGCTGCAACAGTATTACGATAAAGTTGCAGCCGCCGACTATTATACCAAGGACGAAAAAACAAAACTCCTTCAGCAACTCGGCAAGGATATAAGGAGCGTTCAAAGTCAGATTCTCACAGATACCGGCAAATTTACCGAACTCATGCGAGAGGCTACGACCGACACAACGAGCAAAGAAGGTATTACCGCAAGTTTCGACCGCCAGCGTAGCGCAATGATTCTTTATTACGAGGCTCTGAAAGACGCTGAAGGAGTAAGCGCGGAGGAGATTGTAGCACTCGAAACGGAGAAACAACGCCGTATCGCCGCCCTTAATTACCAGTATCAAGAGCAGATGTGGCAGCTTCAGGAACTTGTCGGGCTATCATGGGCCGACGAGTACGAACGCGAACTCGCCC